GCCCGGCGCGCGGGCTTGCCATCGAACAGCGCCGCGCCGCCGTCTGCCGTCAGCCAGGTCCCGCCCACCAGCGCCACCGATTGAGGGGCTGGCATTCCATATCCGATCAGCATTCCATCAACCCCACATCGTCAGGACCACGTCGCCCGTGGCCGGGTTGCGCTCAACGCGCCGTATCAGCACCGCCTTGCCCTCTTCCAGGCCGTACCGCGGGTAGGTCAGGCGGCCGACTTGGCCAGGCTGCGGCGCCAAGCTCTGATCGCCGCGCACCGTCACCTGGTAGAAGAACCGCTGCTGGCGGTACATGCCCACCACCCGGTCGATCTCCGACTGCGCGTCGGCCGCATCCCAGAACAGCGATAGCACCGGATCTGCGGCGTCCGCCCGGCGATAGTGCTGGTGCAGCACCCCGCCGCCGTAAACCTGCGCGCGGAACAGGCCGGTCAGCTCGTCGCGGCGCGCCTGCGGCACGTCCACCACATCCGTGACCAGATCCGAAGCGGCCAACGCCTGAGCGTTCGGCCGGTAGGCCATGCGGCGCGTCAGGTTGGGCGCGTCGTCAGGCACCGCGAGAAGATCCTCGGCCAGGTCGTTGGCCGTGAGCTCGAACGCCGGGGCGCCGGAGAACGTCTCGGGGGCGACCACCCGGGTGAAGCGCAGCACGCCGGTGGCGTCCTGGTAGCAGGCGGCACCATAGCTCGGCAGGATGGCGTTCATTGCTTCCCGGCCGGTGATCGCGTTGCCGGCGTAGTAGCCGACGCCCGCGTAGCCGGTTGCAGCATCCACCGCGGCGCAGTCGCCGGCCGACCATGAGGTTTTGCCCAGGCGGCCCATGATGTCGGCGATCGCCTGCTGGAGGGTGGCCGGGCGCTGGCCGGGCCCAACGCTGGAAAGGTCGGCCACCACCGGCGTGACCGGAGGCGACTTCATGATCAGCTGCTGCCCGTCGGGCGACAGAGAGAACGTGCCCGGCTCCATGAGGTCACCGCGGTCCATCACCGCATCGGCGTAGACCAGGCCGTCGGCCACGAACATCGCCGTCGCATCCGAGTTGGCACCCATCGCCGGCACGCTGGCCACCGCACCGATCACGAGCGGTTGCGGCTTCCACGCCAAAGCGGCGATGTTCGGCAAGAACACGCCGCGGTTGATCGTCTCGTCCAGATCGTCGTGGGCATCGCGGAAGTGAACCGTCTTGCTGCCGTCGTCGTTGATCTCGATGCGATCCACCGTGAAGCGGAACACCGCCGCGGTGTCTGCCAGCATGCCGGCAGAGCTACCTGACCGGATCTGGACAGGCATTCCCGATGCCCCGGACAGGGCCAAGCCGTCGAGCAGGCCATCCGCATCAAGCACAACGCATTCGGCGGCACTGGTCTGGGTGACCGGATTGCCACCCCACGGCCAGAAGTTGATCTCGCTGATCAGGTTTACCCCTTCGGCGATCAGCCCCTCGTACCGAGCGTTGGCGGGCAGGTCGCCCGGTGCGGTCAGCCAGTCGGCGTCGGACAGGCGGGTGACGGGCCCGGAGGCCGTGGCCACCTTCCAGCCGGCGAGTGCAGCCGGGCCTCGCGCGTTCCACTGTCCGGCGTTCACCACCATGCACAGACCACCGGCCTTGCTTGCCGCGAGGGCGCCTGCAAAGTGCAACGGGTCCGCCAGGGTGATGTCGCGCTGATGCACCTGCGTGGCGCCCAGGTAGAGCTGCAGGCGGGTCGGCGTGCCGAATACCACCCGCAGACCAGCGATATCACCGTGCTTGGCGATCGGTAGGCCGCTGGCCACAGCCGCGCCGTTCAACATCACCCGCCCCGTTCCCAGCTCCCAACCGACCCCCGCGGCAGTTGCCCCCGGGTAGGAATTGAGCGGCGCCTCCGCGGTGACGACGCCGATCACGGCCGCCATCGGGTCGTCGCCCCATACGGCGAACTCGACCCCCACCGTGCCCGTACTCTGCGCCACGTCCGACTTGGCCATGCGGTTGATGTTGGCCGCCGCAGTGGTGGCGAGCGTGAGGCCGCCGTCTCGCGCAGCCAGCAGCGGGCCGATGGGAACCGCCGCGAAGCGCCCGAAGTTGTCAGCCATTGGTCATCCCAGTGAATCGAACCAGTCCTGGGCCTCGTCGTCGTCCGATCGTGGCACCAGCACGTCAATGAAGTCCTGCATGCCGCGCTTCGTGCCTCCCTGGCTGTGAGCGGCGAAGGTAAAGGCAGCGAATGCGGCCGGCCTGATGTGCAGCCCCACCGGATCGATGGGGTTTCGCTTGTGAAACTCCCACCACTGCAGGAACTCCTTGCGCGACATCGTTCCGCGCAGCTCGGCCACCGTGCGGTGCAGATGGCCAGCCACCACATGCCAGAACCAGTCCTCGCCCCGCTGCCTTAGGCGTTTCCCGCCTCGGCCTGGGCGTCAGCAGCCTTCTCGCCGAAACCCGAATGTTTCATGGCCACCTGCTGCAGCTCGGCGGCTACCAGCGGCTTCAGCTGCGCCGCCTGGGCGGCCGTCATCACCGACTTGCCGTTCTCGTCGCAGATGGTCGCCGCGATCAGCTTGGCGCGATCGCCGTCCTGGAAGAGCTTGCGGAACTCAGCATCCGGCAGCTCGCGCACATGGAACTGCGCCTTGTCGCCGCTGGGGAGCGTGATGGTGTCTGCACGCACGTCCTTGGAGGCAAACATGCCCAGGCTGGTGAAGGCCTGCAGCACGCTCTGTTCGGTGGCGCGCGTATCGGTCGCCGGGGTGTCGTTGGTCTTGCTCATGGGCCGTTTCCTGAAATGGTGGCTGGGCGCGCAGGCCGCGCACGGCTAACACGCGGGGGATCCCGCGCGCCCAGCCAAAGAGAAGGCCCGCCGAAGCGGGCCGAAAGAGAGAGCGCCGTTGCGCACGTCAGGGCGCCGGGCGGTGGGTGATCACAGCACCGGAGCCGCGGATGGTGATGGTCGCCTTCCAGATGTCGTTGTCGGCAACCTGGACCGCAAAGTTCTGCACGAAGCCCTTGAACTGCTTGGAGACGACGTCTTCCGGCGGCGTGATCACGCCATTGACGGCTACGGGCTTTTCCACACCCTCGGTTTCAGACTTCGGCGCGGTGACCAAGAAGTCCACGACTGCGCCGCTCGTATGCAGCGCCTCGATCTTCTCGTGGTCTACGGCGTCGTAGTTGATTTCGATGGTGGTGCTGCCCGTGGCCTTGCGGCCGGCCACGAACTGATCCCAGTCATCGTCGAAGTCGGAGACGTCGATTTCCGATGCCTGGCCATCGGGGAAGCCAACAGAGCGCAAACGGGTCACCTTTGTGACCTCTGCGAGCGCGGTGGCGATGAACAGCTGGGTGTGTTTGGACTTCAGAACGCCCATTTCGTTTTACCTCTTCTGTGAAGCCCGGTCGCCGGGCACAAAAAAACCGGCTTGCGCCGGCGGTTGGGGTGCGATGTTGGAGGGCTACCGGATGTCCAGCAGCCGCACGTCAAAGGAAATGCCGAAGGCACCGGTGTCGTCGTCGTCAGGCGTGGGGTTGTAGGACTCGATGCTGCCGTGCCGCTCCACCTCGTCGCGAATGGCTACCGCAGCGGCGTTGGCCTGGCTCGCGCCGTCACCCCATACCGTCAGGCGCACCCGCCATCCGTCCGCCGGCGGTGGATCGGAAAGCTGCGCCAGTGGAGAGCCACCCACGACGCTCCACGTCGCGTAGGGCAGCGACGCGCCCTCGGGCGCCACACTGGGCCACACGCGAATCGGGTCGCCCAACAGCGCGCGCACAGGGCCACTGGCCTGCAAGATCGATTGGATCAGAGGAACCATCACAGCACCCAGCCTTGTCGTTTCAGCGCGCGAGTGATCGCGATCCACGTTTCGTTGATGATGGCCTGGGCCGCTTGCGGACCACGGGCTTCCGCCGAGGGCGTCAGGAATGGCTTTGCCGCCATCTTCTTGGTCCCGAACTCAACGTGCCGCCAGTAGTGCGCCCAGCCGGTGGTTTCATAAACCTTGCCGACGCGGCGTAGGCGCTGGTTCCGCTTCGTGTTCGAGTACTTGGCCTTTCGCCCTACACGTACGCCGACGGTGAAGTACTCCCCGTCCTTGCCCACCCCTGCGCGGCGCCGGTTTCTCGCGTTGGCCCTGCGGACCACGATCTCGCTGGCAAGGAACCCGGAATGCTTCACCACCCGGTTCCGAGCTTCATCACGGATGATGTTGCCCCCCTTGCGCATGCCGGTGCGCAGTGGCTTCCCACGGACCTCATCTGGCAGGCCGCGCAGGGTCGTCAACAGCCCCTTGAGGCCATGAAGCTGCAGGTCCTCAGCCATCCGACACCCCCGCATCCACCATGAGGTTGATGTGGCTGCGGGCAGTGGGATCCGGCAGCACCGCGCGAATGGCGTACACCTGGCCGTCGAACATCACCCGCATGGTGTTGAGGACCCCCGGCAGATACGGGATCTCCATGCGTGCCGTCACCTGGCCATGCTCGGCGCTTGCCGCCGTGAACTCTCTCCCGGACAGCGGCACGACCTCCGCTGGCACGTCCTGATGCCAGTCTGCCCAGGCCTTCCGGTCGCCGCCGAGCGGATCGCGCACCGTGGCGAAATCCTGCAGCGTGATCCGATGGCGATACTTGCCGGCGCGCCTCATGGCATCACTCTCCTATAGGGGAACATAAGGCGCTCGATCGTAGGGTTCTCAATCGTGCCTGCCGCAATGCCCACCTCTCGGTTCGCGTACAGGTCGCCGATCAGCAGAAGCATCGCCGCGCGTAGCGGCGCCGGCACCGGACCAGGAACGGTATCGAACAGAATCGGGTACTCGCCGGGACCGCTTGTGACGGTGCCTGGTTCAATCGGTAGCGGCGCGCACCGCTCGCCTACAGGGCTCCATTCGTAGCTGGCCACCACCAGTGCGTAGGCGGTCGCGCGCTCAACCACCTCACGAGCGGCCACGATCAGGGCACCGATCAGGAGATCGTCGGCGGCATGGATCACAGCCAGGTGCGCTTTCGCTTCCGCCAAGCTCACCGGCTCTTCAGTGGCTGGGGCTCGCGTACGCAGCATGGATCAATCCCCTTCAGCGGAAGCTACGGCATTGGGATGGGTGTCGATGAAGCCGCCCGCCTCGATTACGGCTGCGTGTGCAGCGTCGAATTCCCGCACCTCGCCGCAACGCCCGAAGGCGCTATCGCTCAGCACCAGGCCGCGCACCTTTTCGCCCGGCGGGGCGTGAGTGGTTGGCGCCTGCTCGTCCTGCCCCCGGGGCTGGCCGGGGTCCCCGACAGTCTCCGCACCGGGCGCTGCCACCGTGCCGTCCCCGGCGGTGGAGCTATCGGCATCCGCTTCGGCACTGACGCCGTCCGGCCCCGCAACTGGATCGCTATCGGGTGCGGTGGCGGCAGCAGCCTCTCCCGCGCTGGCCACCTCAGTGACAGACGCATCTGCCGCGGCAGCCGGACCCGCCGCAGCTTCGCTGGCGGGCAAGGCTTGGGATTTCTGTTTTGCCATGGTCCTGCTCCTGGTACAGGCCAGGCGGTCAGCAGACCGCCCGGCCAATCAAGGGTGCCAACTTACGCCGCGGCGCCGTGCTGGAAGGTTTTGACCGCGCCGCCTACGTCGATCAGGTTGCCGCCGGTCCGCATCCAAGCAAGGAAGCCCACCTGCCCCTTCTTGATGTAGGCCGAATCGTTGAAGCGGAACAGCGTCACCGCCATCACGTCGCGGATCTTGTAGTAGCTGAAGTCACCGAAGACGATCGACTTGGCGCCAGCTGCCGGGCTGGCCATATGCTGGTTGATCTCGATATCACGGTTCAGCAGACGATCCGGAGCGCCGCCCGGATTGCCCTGTTCGTAGCCCGGCACGAAGATCGGGCGGCCGCTTTCGTCCTTGACCTTGCGGACCATCTTCAGCATGTCGTCGTGGAACATCCACTTGCCGTTGGCGCGGTATGCGGGGTCGATGCTGTGCTCGAGGTCGATCAGGTCGTCATACAGGATGAGCGGAATGGCAGACGCCGCGCCGATCTTGCCGTTGCTGGCAGCAGTGATGAGACCCATCGGCTGGCCGACGCCGGTGCCCACCGTGTAATGACGGTTGGTGACGCGACCCAGTCGGGTCTGCAGGCGGCGGGTAATGAAGCCCTCGATGTCGGAGGTCGTGTCCTGCAGCAGCTCCCAGGGCACCGTGACGACCTTGGAGCTGTACTTGTGCACGCCCAGGCCCTTGGTGCCGAACTCGACGTCATCGTCGGTCGCCGACTGGTTCTCCGCGACGACCTCACCCTCTTCCGAGGTGCCGTCACTGGTGGGGTACTGCATCGGCTCGCCGCCGGCGGTGGTGAAGACATCCGCCACACGGCGCATGCCGCCGAAGTCCTTCAGGGCTTCGAGGATCTGCGCTGCGAGCGTGGTCGGGACGGTATAGCCGCCCTGTTCCGGGTTCACATTCGGGTTGCCGCTCATTGCGGCGTTGACCTGGGTCCAGTCTTCCGCACTCAGGGCCTTGTCGCCACCACGAGCCCACTTGTCGAAGAGCTTGCGGTCCTGCGGACGCTCGCTGTTGCTGGGCGCGTCGTGCTCGCGAACGCCGGCATCGCGCAGGTGGTTGTCCGCGGTCAGGTCCATGACCTTCTGGTGGCGCTCGATGGACGCGTCGATACGCTCGATTTCTGCGATGTTGGTGTCGTATTTGGCCTGGTTCTCGGCGGTCCAGGCATTGCCATCACCGGTGCTGGTGTCCAGCAGGTTGCGGGTTTCCTTTGCCAGCGCGGTGCGGCGCTCCCGCTCGGCCTGAATGTTAAGGGGCATGTGTCAGTTTCCTTTGGGCGAAAAAAAACCGCCTTGCGGCGGCTGATGAACTGCGGGCGGGAGTCGCTTACGCAGGCGCGCGCTCGAGCAGCGCAAGGCGCCGATCAAGCCCGGTTCGGTGAGCGGCGATGGCGGCATCGTCATCGCTCGCTGTGTTCTTGGGCTTCCCGAGCGCAGCCGGGGCGTTGTTGTAGGCCGAGAGATCCCAGCTGTTGCTGGCGCCCTTTTTGCCTACCACTTCCACCACCCGGTCGGCGAAGCCGTGCTGCACCGCTTCATCAGCGGTGAACCACGTCTCTTCGTCCATCCACTGCACAATCTGCTCGGAAGTCTGGCCAGAGCGGCGGGTGTAGTCGCCAGCGAGGCCAGCATCGATCTTGGTCAGCAGCTCGCCGGTTTTCGACATCTCGGCCTTGTTGCCGATCGCAATCGTCCAGGCGTTGTGGATCATGAACTGCGCGCCTTGGCTGATTTCCACCTCATCGCAGGCCATGCAAAGGCCGGTCGCGGCAGAGGCTGCGATGCCATCGACGTGGGCAACCACCTTGGCCTTGTGCTGAGCAATGGCCGTCATCATTGAGCGCGACGCGAACACATCACCGCCCGGGGAATCGATCCGAAGGTGAATCGTCTCCACGTCCATCGCGGCCAGCTCACGCACAAAGGCGGTTTCGTCGATATCGCCCCACCACCCGCCGATCACCCCGTGCAGGTAGATGGTGGCCACACCGTCGCCTGCTTCGGCGCGGAGGGGCTTGGAGGCGTTCGCGTTGTTACGCGCGAGCTGCAGTAGCTTCGGGATCGGCATCGTCATCAGTCCTATCGGGATCGTTCTTGTTGGCAGGCTTGGCTGCCTCGGTAGGCAGGTACAGCGTGTCTCCGCCGGGGATCGGCGGCAGGTTCTTCAGGCGGCGAACCTCGTTGACGTACATCCAGCCTTGGGCGCCTGGGCCGCCGAGCGCCTTGCTGAAGTACTCCGCTTGGGCCTTGGAATCACCGGCCATGAAGCCGTCGACATTGTGTTCAACGTAGAACCGCTCCGTCCGGAACAGCTTGCGGTTCAACTCATCCTTGACCCGCTTCAGATGGGAACCCAGCGTGTACTTCACGAATCCTATGCCCATGGATTCGATGCCAGTGCCGAAGCTACTGGCCTTCGTCGTTTCACCGATCATGTGCGGCGGAACGCCGAAGGCGCGGGCGATGTCGATCACCTGCCACTGTCGCGATTCCAACAGCTGCTGGTCCACAGCGGACATGGTCAGCTCTTTGACGTCCAGGCCTTCCGTCAGGATCAGGGGGATGCGGCGGTTCCCTTGGATGCCTCCGTACTTCTTCACCCAGGCATCGCGGAAGCTTTCCTGCATGTCCGGCGTCATTTTGCTGGTGGAAGTGATCGCCACCTCCGGCTTGCCGCCCTCGCTGAAGAACTTGCCGGCGTGTTCGTCACCTTGAATGGCGATGCCGATTCCGTTCCGGGCACCCCACTGAATCACCGACATCGATGACACGCCGTTGAAGCCGAAGCCCGGGATGTGCAGCACGTCATCCTGATCCACCGTGAAATAGCCGATGGTGTCGTGGAACGTGTACTGCAGCCGGCGCGGTTCCTTCGGGCTGGAGCGCTCCTGTTCCAATATCGTTACCCGATCGCGTGGCCAAGGGATCAGGCCGGTTACCGCGCCGCTGCGGTTGCGGGTGGCGTAGGCGATGCCGTCTCCGCGCAACAGCATCTGGGAGATCAGGAACTCCCAGGCGGTAGATGCGGACCATGCCGGGCCGAATTGCTCGTTCAGGATCCACCAATAATCGTGCTTGGCGCGCTGGCGACCGTCGTCCATCCGCTCGAATACCGGCAACGGCAGCTGTGCGATCGAGCCAGCGATCAGGCTCACGCAACTGTAGACGGCCGCCACCCGCATCGCGGTCTTGTCGGTTACAACAGCGCCAGATGCCGTCGCGGGGTTTCCGAAGACCTCAAACATCCGAAGATCGGACGAGGCTACGGTGTCCCCCTCAGTCAACGCATTTACGGTCGGAGCCTTGGCCCGGAGCGCGCGTTCTATACCGAGGGCAACATCCAAGCGGTTGCGTGCGATTTTTGCGCTCATCAGTCCATCACCACGAAGCCTTGTTGAATTTGACCGGTGTCCTGCGCTTGCATCGCGCGGGCCATGGCCATGATCAGCGCCACCGCGCCGTCGATCTTGTTGTCGTTCGATTCCTTCCGGGGGTACACGTGCTCCTTCGCGTCTATCCGCGCCACCACGTTGCCCATCATCCAAGTCAGCGCGGCGTTGCCGTCGTGCCACAGCTGGTGGGACAAGATCAGGGCCTCCACTTCCTTCATCGGCTCGGAGAGGTTGCGGACCGACTGGGCCATCTCCACCACCGGCAGGCCCTCTTGGCCAAGCCTGGTCATGACGTAGGTGGCTTGGGTCGGATCGAAGGCGATGTCCTGAATGTCGATTCCGCGTGCCGCCAGCTCCTTCAGCTCTTCTTCGATGAAGGCGTAGTCGGTCATGTTCCCTGGCGTTGCCACCATCAGGCCTTCCAGCACATACAGCTGGTAGCGCTCGTTTTCCTCTACCGCCGCTTCCGGCACGTAGAAGCGCGGAACAACGTAGAAGGAGCCGTCCTTCTCGAACAGCATCACCACCGCCGCAACGTCCAGCTTCGATGCGAGATCGACGCCGACCCAGCAGCGGCAGCCGTCGAAGTCGTCGAGGTCGAACGACCGCTTCTGCCGCTGCCACGCCAGCATGTTCATCCAGGCGAGCTTGGCGCCCACCCAGTCGTTCAGGTGCTTGGTGCGGAAGGCGCTTTGCTTGCTGGCAGACCGCTTGGCCTGCGCCAGCTGCGCCAACAGGAACTCTTCGAAGACCGAAACACCGTAATTGGGGTTGGCCTTGCGCAGGCTCGCCGGATCGTCCCACCGGTCGCCCTCGTCGATGCCGAAGATCATCCCGAAGATGGTTTCGTCGGTGACCTCGCCTTCCAGAATTCGGATCACATCGCGCCGCTTCTCGTAACACGGCCCGCCCAGGTTGGTCCCGGCGGTGGTGATGATCCCCAGCAAGGGCTGCTCGCGCGCGCCCATGCCAGTCTGCATCGCATCGACCATGTGGTCGGTGTCGTGCTCGTGGTATTCGTCCACCAGCGCCGCGTGTGGGCTGGAGCCGTCACCGGGCTTGCCGATCATCGGCTCGAACTTCGACATGTCCTCCATGACAAACATGGAGCCGGGGTTCTTCGGGTTGCCCGACTGCTCGATGCCGAAGCGCGCGCGAAGTGCGGGCATCTTCTGAACCATCTGCCAGGCCGGCCGGTAGACCTCGAAGGCCTGCTTTTCGCTGGTGGCGCCCGAGTAGATCTCGGCGCCGGCCTCGCCGTCGGCGGCGAACAGGTACAGGCCCCGTGCCGCAAGGCGCAGCGACTTCCCGTTCTTTCGGGGGATCTCTTCGTAGGACTCACGGAACCGGCGCATGCCGGTGGACTTGCGGACCCAGCCGAACAGGTTGCACTCGATGAAGTGCTGCCACGGCTCGTACACCAGGCGCTGCTTTTTCGCCGCCCACTTGCCCTTGGTGTGGGGCATCAGCTCCTGGAACTTGACCGCGCGATCGGCCTTGGCCGCGTCGTACTTGTACGGCCAGTCAGGGCCCGTGCGCTTCAGGTCATCCAGAAACCGCTGGCAAGCCAGGATGATGTACCGTCCGGCCGGAATCTTCCCGGCCACCACGCTGCGTGCGTAGGCCTTGGCAGATTCGCTCGGGGTCATGCATCAGAACTCGTCGAATGGATTGCCCCCCTGGGGCTTCTCGGTCCCGAGCTTCTGGCGATCCGCCGGCGTGAGGCCGAGCCGCGCCAGGCAGCCGATCAGGTGCGAGTACTTGGCCGCCTTGAAGTCGGCGCGGTTCGCGCGGAACTCGGCCAGCAGCGACGCGGCCACCTCCATGACGAATCGGTCCGCGCTGGTCAGCACCCCCGGCAGCGAGCACTTGTCCAGCTCCTTCCAGACTTCAACCACTTCTTCGGGCAGGTGCCCCGGCGGCTTGCCCAGTGCCTTGCCCGTGGTCGGGGCGACCTTTTTGTAGCGCTGGGGGTTCTTTTTCTCGGCCCCTTTTAGCTTGGCCAGCTCGGCCGGCTGCTTGTGCCTCGCCATCGGGGCCAACCTCGAAATTCAAATTCTGTGGAAATGCGACCAAAAGAGGGGGCGCGTATCGCGAGGCGTTCAGCCTCAACTTTCACCCTCCCCCCTCCCTTGGCGACCTCCGCCGTGGAACGCGTCGCGGCCGTTGGGGTTCCACGCGGGCCGCCCGAACCCGCCGTTCTCGCGCGCGGTCTTCGCGCTGTGGCAGGACCTGCAGAGGGACTGGTGGTTGCCCGGGTCATTGTTGGCGTCGTCGCCGTCGATGTGGTCTACATCCGTTGCCGCCTTGACCATGCCCAATGCAGAGCAGTGTCGGCACAGCGGCTCACGCGCCAGGTGGGCCGTCCGCATCTTTCGCCATGCGGCCGAGTTGGTCGGCAACGCCCTTCGGGTCTGCCGCCGCCTCACCTGTCGTGCGTCTTCCTTATAGGGCTTCCAGCCGGTAGGCCGGTGCTGGGCGGGCCTCGTCGGCATCAGTACGGCTTCCCGTCCATGTCGGTGCGCTGCGGCTCTGCCGCGGCGTCGGCGTCCGGCACTGGCACGCCCACCTCTTCGCCCAGCAGCAGCACGACCGACTGCGTGAGCAGTCCGATCTGTTCAGCCTGCTGCGCGATCTGTCGTCCCTGCTCCACGATCGTGGCGTGCTGCTGCTCGGCCAACGACAGTAGGCGGTCTATGCGCTCGTCCATCAGAACTCCTCGACGGCCCAACCGCCTCCGTCCCGCTTCGGCTTCACCCGGACCGCAATGAAGCGCATGGGGTAAAGCGCGGCAGCCATCTTGATCTTGACCCTGGCATCGTCCATCCAGAAGCCTTTGACCTCGTGCAGCTCCATCACGCCATCAGCGGCTAGCACCGCAAAGTCGGGCGTGTAGAACATGCCGTCAGCCAGGCGCAGCTTGATGCCCTCGAACTTGTGCCACTGGATCTCACCGGCGGCCTCTAGCTGGCGTAGCCGCTCCGCGTAGGCGGCCTCGGTCTTGTTCATCTGGCCGACCTTGAGCCGGCCAAGCGCCAACATGGCCTTGCCCTGCCCCGCCATCAGCGCGGGCTGCGGCGGCGGACCTGGGCCTTGGCCTTCTTGCTCTTGGGCAGCGGAGGCAGGCGGCCCTGCACTTCGATCAGCACCCCATTGATCGCGGCCAGCCGGCTGGTGAGCGAACTGATCTGCGAGCCGGCAGCGGAATCGACATCCTCGCCGTGCGCCTTGACCGCGGCGAGCTCGCTGCGCAGGGCCTCACCTTCCACCTCGAGGGCGCGCAGGCGCTGTGCAAGCCGCTGGGAGAGAGTCGGCCACAGGGTGACGCCGAATACTTTGATGGTTCGGGACATGGTGATCTCCAAGGATCAGGGGCGCTTGGCGCCGTTGATGGCCGCCTCGACGGCCCGGTATCGGTCTACGGTTTCGTCTCGCTCGGACTGGGCGAGTTCGCAGGCCCGTACAATTCCAGCCGCACCGAGCCGGCGTAGTCGGTCTTGTTCTGCAGCCGCTGCGGCAGCGGCGGCACCGTCGGCCAGGCGGCCGGTTTCGCAACTGGCCCAGTGGCCGCGCAGCCGGCCAAGCTCACCATCGCGGCCAGCAACAGCAGCCGCGATGCGCTCTTGATAGTCAGCATTGATCTTTTCCTCTCGCACGTTGGCGGTATCTCCCGCCTGCTGGACGCCTACCACCTGGACGCGATCGACTGACCGCGCCACCTGCTCCCCAGCCAAGGCCTCCCGTCCGTCGGCAACCTCGGCCGTGGCCGCACTGAGAGCCGCGCGATCGCCGCGCCAAGACCAGCCTGCAGCGAACGACAGCACACAGCAAACGGCACATGCGATCAGCAGCCCAACGACCACGTGGCCCCGGCTCATGGAGCAAGCTCGGCAACGCACTTGGCATGCCGCTCCAGCTGCCGATCCCACACGCCCCAACACACCTTGTTGGGCTTGCCGTTGATCAGCGTCGAGCAGTCATATCCGCCGGCGCGCTTCCACAGCAGAAGGGCATCACAGGCGGCACGGTAGTTGCCCACCAGCAGCTGGCGCCGCATAGAAGATGCCTGCCAGTTGCCTGTCCCGTATTGGTACGTGAAGTCCAGATAGAGGTCGTACTCACCCTGGGTGAGGTAGACGCCAGGGAGCGAGGCGCGGAATCGCTTTTCCTCGCCGGCGATGTGCGCCTGAGCCGTGTGCAGGGCGCGATCAGGGGTGATTCGATCACCGAGCCGCACCGGCGTCCCGTCAGCGTGGAAGGTCGACCCGAAGCCGACCGTGGGCCGGTCGTTCTTGGTGGGGATGACGGCCGTATCGGTATAGCCCTCCCTGGATACGATCGCGACCAAGCCGGCAGCGCTCAGGACCAGAAGCGCCACGAGCGACCGACCTGGTGCGCCACCGGGCCGGCTCATGCCTTGGTCGCCTTGGCAGCCTGCCGCCACTCGCGCACCCAGCGCCAGACCAGATAGGTGATCTGGCCGACCAGGTACACGACGGTCAAGATCACGACCAAGCGGTCGAGGTTGACGCCGCCGGCGACGGCCCCGGCCACCGCGACCGGCGGCGTGACCTTTGCCGCAGCACTCGCCGCGGTGCTGATGATTTCGTCCCGCATGGTTGCCCCGTGGATTGTCCGGTTCGGCATATCGCCCCTCCCGGTTTGGTCAATAGGTGCCCGCCCCGCTGCCGGCTTGGCGCGAGGGTTAATCCGGTCTGGGAAGCGGGCAAAGAAAAAGCCCCGGCTGTGGCCGGGGCTTGCGTCTGGATAGTGGCAAGAATGCCCCTGTTTCCGATGACCCTTCAAGTCATCGCTATGCAGCGCGCGAAAGCGCCTGACTGAACTGCCGCGCAGCTTCGTTCTCTGCCGCTCGCATCTGGATGAGCATCCATTCGTACACCGGCTGCCAGAACCTGCTGTATGCCGAGCAATCGGCCCCGATGGCTACAGCACGCTTCCTGCCGCTCAGCTGCTCCAGGCCACTGCCGTCGCATGCTTCGCACTCCACGACGCCGGTGCCCTCCGGCGCAGCCTGTGTCCGCGCCCCTTCGCATCGCTTGCAGCAGCCGGCAGCAGCCATTTCGCCGATCACAGCCACGGCCAGTCCGCCAAGTTGCTCCATGGTGCTGATGGGCCAACACAGCGCGCGCGTGGCCTCCAGCTTTGCCTCAGCGCGCGCAAACTCCCGGCGCTGCATGTCGGTCACCGCGTTTCCCGCCCAGCCCATGCAGGTTTTGGCTATGCCGTATTCCGTACGCGCCACACTCAGCACCTGCTGGTGTCGGTTGTACTCTGGCGCGACCAGCGCGATCACTGCCTTTCGCAGATGGTCGATGCGACGGGCCGCACTCTCCGGCCACCACAGGGCCTCCAGCAGCTCACGCCCCAGGCCGGCTGGCACCATACCCAGCGCGGCGGCAATGTCCTGCGTGGTCAGATCCGGCGTGCCGCCACGGCCGGTGTCGAACTTCACGGTTGTTGGCCCCATCCGGCTGGACAGCAGCTCACGTACATTCCCCATGGCCTTTCCCCTTGTGCTCTCGTCGATTGATTTCACGGCGCAGCGCGCGTGCCCGGCGCAGTGCCTGCTCTGCCTCGCGGCGTACGGCTGGGGCGGTCCACGCCCTCGTCCATCGCATCGCGGCTATGTCTTGCTGGATGCTGCTCAGCAGCGCCAGCGCCTTGTCGTCGTAGCGGGTCAGGTCCATCCGTCCAGCTTCTTCCCAGTGCGTCGCACCGATCGCGACGCCGTCCCCTCTACCCCGGCCGTTCCCAGGCCGCAGTCAGGCGCTCAACCTTCCCACCCCTCGCCTGCCACTGCTCGAACGTCTCGAAAACCGGCGTGGCCGTGGGAGCCGCCCGGACGGGCTTGGGAATCATTGCGGCTCGCAGCCCTACCGTCACACCTCGCGCAGCCCTGGCCCTCTCCACGCGCCGGCGGTTCTTTACCTTGGTGCGCTCTGCCCTCTGCGATTCGGTCAGACGGGGCCGAGCCATTGCCGTGCCACTCCTGCGGAACATCGCGTGTTCGCGCTCGCCGGCCCTGAGCAGATAGCCGCGCGCGATCAGGTAGCGCAGCGAGCTGTTGATGCGGTCCTTGGCCTTGCCGGTATCCATGCCATCGGCTGCCAGCTTCTCGTACAGCCCCCCGTAGCTCAGCCCCTCGGCTGGGGCCTGATCGAACGCCGCGCGGACCTGATCGGCGCATGTCTTCTTGCTCTCACTCACGCAACTGCCCTCAGCTCGATGATGTAGGTCTGTTGTTCAATCAGCTCGTCGTCGCTGCCATACGTCTCGCGGAAGGTGCGCGAGCCGTCCATCAGGCTGGGCCCCCACGTCTCCCGCATTTCAGCGAAGGTCTTGCCCTGCATCGGATGGCGGCGGTGGTGCCATACGCACAGGGCGTACCCGAAGGCGTGCCCGCGGCGCTTGTTCCCGCTTTTGGCGTGGTTGTAGTCGCAGCCGTAGACCGTCTGGCTGGCTGCGAGCAGGCCCTGGGCGACCAGCGAGAGGCACGCCATGCACGGGCCGAGCTTTGCCGCCTCGATGCGCGCGCTCTCTGCCTTCGTCGGTGGTGGAGCGCTGGACCACATCAGCGCGCGCCTCCCTTGCTCTTTTCGTCCTCATCGGCCTGACGCCAGCCGTGCTGCCAGGCCTGCGCCTTCTCGTTGAGAGGCCCGGCCTTTCTGTTCGCACCGTCTTCCGTCTCCACCGCGACCCAGACGATGTGCGGGTTATCGCTCAGGCGCTTGCTGTTGAGCCGGGCCGAGTACCCGGCGTTGATCTGGGCGGCGTGCTTGCTGCGGGTGCTGAAGGCGGTGAAGTCCATCACTGGCCCTCCTTCGTGTGGCCTTTTTCTGTCCACAGGAGGTAGACGCCCAGCAGGCCGACCAGCAGATTCGCCCATGCCGGACCATTTCCGCAGTACCCCATCACCGTGCAGGTAAGCCCCAAGAGAAATTGCTTGGTTACCATCACGCCCTCGCCAGTTCGTGGTCGCGCGGGACCGTGAACCCTGCAGCGCGCGCATGCCCACCACCGCCATACAGCTTGGCGACCTCGCTAACGTCCACGCCGTCCGGGGTGGAGCGCAGGTCGAACTTCCTGCCGCCGCTGGTGTCCTGGTAGCAGGCCGCGAAGGCACTGCCCTTCGCCATCTGTCCGGCAGCGTCGCTGACCAGACAGCGCGGAATGCTCGCCACCGGCACGCGGTAGTTACCAATCACCAGCTCCCGGCGGCACTGCGCGATCTGCTCGGCGATGTCCTTCGCCCGCGCCCGCTCCAGCACCAGGCCCTGCTGGTAGAGCGAAAACGTGGTCTCGGCGGCCAGTGCGTCCCAGGCGTCGAAGGTGTACGGATGGCTGTGCACCGCGGCGCAGATCTCGCGGGTGTGCTGTAGCGCGAACCGCCAAAGATCTCGGTCTTCCACATGGTCCAGGAACAGCGGTCGCGCCTTGCCGGGATGGAAGAAGTCCCACGCGATGCCTGCACCGCTGCGGTGCTGATCGAAGAGCGCGTAGATCACGGTGTGCTGCAGCCATTTCTTGTCAGCGCGAGCGCTCTCCAGCACCTTCGCCCAGCCCCAGCTGTCAGCCGACTGATCAATCCGGACGACATATTGGTGCTCCGGCTGCAGCGTGGCCTCTGCGCTCTTGTGGTGATCCAGAACGAGGATCGAGGCCGCGAGTTTCTGCAGGAGCCGCATGACATTCGGCGGGTAGCAGAAGTCCACGAGGATCACGTCTCGTCCAGGCACGTTCGGCGGCGGCGGATCGCCATACACGCCCGGGTGATAGTCGGCGTCCATCGCCTGGCGCACGGCCCATGCCGCGGTGAACCCGTCGGCGCAGTTGGCGTGGTAGATGACCAGTGGTTTCATCGGGCTGTTGCTCCTGTCTGTGTGGCGGCGCGGCGACGGCGCGGCGCTCGTGTGGATCTGCGGGCTTCGGCCTCAAGGCGCTTCGCCTCGGCCAGGTAGTAGTCGTGCCGCGACTGCCGCTCGCTGGCGGTGAACTGGACATCCCGCAGCGCTGTTTCAGCGGCAGTCCGGTATGCCTCTGCTAGCTTCCTCAGCGCAGGCCCCTGCAGGCGCGGGTCGTGTTTGAAGATGTCCAGCTGGTTGTTGTGCGAACGCATCAGGCAGCGCTCCCGAACCCCAGCTCAGCCGCGGCGCGCGCCATCGCCTCTGCGGCGGCCGACCGATCGCGCACCGCCACCA